AAATTGAGCATAGTAAATTGGTATACCTGTAGTAGAAGGGTTCGGACTATATTCTTGAATAAAATTTACATCCTTTTGTAATAAGAAAACATTCTCACTACTACTTATAAAAGCTAGCGAAAAGGTGGCTAAATAGTCACTTGGTTTTTGTAAAAATTTATTACCAGTTGTCATAATACCTGTAACGTTTTTTCTAAAATAATCTAAATCAACAGATTTTAATATTCTTTCTTCTGCATTTTTTATGAAAAAAGGTATTTCTGCAACAAAGGTAGTTTCATCGTTTTGTGTCCATTCTTTGATAGAATCTGTCAAGGTAGTCAAAGTAAAACTCATGATACACTCACTGTAACTGTTCCAACTTCACCAGTTGCTTTTGGTGTAGGGTTAAAAACCAAAGTATTTAAATCAAATATAGGAATTGTAATTTTTTCATTAATAAACTCTACTCTTGGTTTTGGGTTTCTAAGAGCTTGAGGATCTGGTCCGACACGAATAGGATCTAATTGTGGATGTTTTGGCTCATATTCATCATAACCAACAGTTAATCCATTCCACTCTTTTCTCATATCTCTAAGTTTATAACGAAAACCAGAACGCTCTGAATATCCAAATGCCCTTTTGTTACTTGCAAATCTTGCCATTAAACTCTCAAGTATTTAATATCTGGTGTAAGTTTAAGAGGCACTCTATCTTCGTCCTCATCACTTGCTCTTTGAAACTCTTCCTCATAAACACTTTTTAATATTTGTATTCTATCGGGTGCCTTTTTCATAGATATATAATAAGCAAGTCCTGCAACTAAACAAGGTAAAAATCTAAAAGGAATATCCGTTGTGTTTTGAAGTGTATCTGCATCTTGTATTCTACGCACATAGTAATAAACCAAACTATCTGAGCTTGAGTCTGGTGTTGGCCACAAGATTAAAGAGGGTGTAATCTTTCTATCGAAGTAATACTGACTTGGTCTACCCGTTTGATCTTTGTTAGGTAAATTTAAATAATCTCCTCGAGACATTCTTGATAAGGAGAAATCTGTGCCACTTCTTCTTATAACAACCTCAAGTAAATCTGTATAATCTGTTGTAAATTGATATGTAGCAGTGCCAGATGTTAAAGCTTGTGTTGCTTGCTCTACAGTCCATAAGTTAAGACCTCTATTTGCCCATTCTGAAAACATAATATTTAGGGATCTTCGTGCAGTTCTTGCATCGTATCCTGTTCTCATTTCTAGACCACAACGTTCATAAGCCTCTTCTATGGCTTCAGCTACATCTAGATTAAAATCTCTTGAGTTTGAGGTTGTCATCTTGGAGTACCTTTTTGATTTTGACTTATTAATCTAGCTAATTGTGCTTTAGTTGGTTTTATATTTGTGCCTTTGTAAAAACCTTGAGCATTCAAACTAGGTATATTTGTTGGTTTTCTACCTGCTGCTTGTGGTTTTCTAGGTGACCTTGCAGGACTTGCTTTGAGTCTGCCACCAACTGCTTTTTTCATAGTTGTTTTCTTTTTAACATTTTGAATGGCTTTATTTAGTTGTGTTTTTTTGTTCACTTCTTTCTCCTTTTCAAAGCTTTTACTCTTCTTGGCTTACCTGCGGGTTGCCCTAATCTTTTCTTCTGTGCTATCCTACTACTTTTTTCTTTGGCTGTCATCTCTGATGCTGTTTTTGGTGTTTTTTTAGAAATACGTTTGGTTGGTCTACAATAAGGTGTGCCTCTTTTTTCACCTTTTTGTCTACCACACTTCTTACCAGTTCTTTGATCTTTCCAATCTTCCTTGAACCATCGTTTAAGTGCTAAACCAGCTTTTGTCTTTCTAACTGCCATTATACTAACAGTGTTTTTTTACCACGTTTTTTCATGACTGCACCACATCCTGCATTTACCGATCCACCTGTGCCAAATTTTATGACTCCGCCCATAGCTTTCTTTTTAGTTTTTTTCTTTTTACCACCTGTGCCATAGTTTGCTGCACCTACTTTTCTACATTTTGCAATGGCTCCAGAAGCATAAGCTGATGGAAAAACCTTATATCTAGCTTTTACTTTATGATAACAAGCGTCTTTTGGCATCTTTTATCTCCTTAATATTTTCCAACAAGTGCACATCCACTCTCTTTTTTTACATTTAAGACAAACCTTAATTGGTTCACCTCTTACGACCTCGCCTTTTTTTAGAGGCACAATGTGCTTTTTCAGAAAATCCACGAGGTCTGGTACAATTGATTTTCCTCTTCCGTTTGGCACTCCACTTCCTCTTCCGTGGTGGATTGGTCACTTGCTTTGCCATTTGTGACCGACCCATCGTCATTAGATAAGTTGTTCCAACCCACTAGCGACTATAATTAATGTTACTATAATCCATAATCTATTATCAAGTTTATTTAACTTTGCATTAATTCCATCAAATCTAGCATTACAAACTTGTTCGTGTTTTTCTAATAATTTTAATAATTCTTTACTAGTCATTTTATTTTAAACATCCCTAAATTTTTAAGTTCTTTTGTTAAAAAAGGTAATCTCTCTTTTTTTTCCATATTATTTAATTTATTTTGAATCATAACTCTGTATTTTGATCTTAGTTGACTTGGTGTTAAATCTTTTTCTTTGGGTCTAGGTGTTGGCTTCTTGCTTAACATTTCCATCTTCTCCTTGCTTGTCTCAATCTGCTATTAGGATTTTTAGCTGCTTTTGGAAACTTTTTCATTTGACCCGCAGAACGTGCACAAAAGGACTTTCTTCTTTTAGCTGCTTTACTACCTTTTTTTACTTTACCAGTAACGGCAGTCTTTAACTTACTACCAGGGTTTTCTCTTCGGTAACGAGCAACACCTGCTTTTGTCATTCCCGCTCCAGATTTAGTGGAGCGGAAATACTTTTTTGTTTTAGGGGGTTGCTTGTCCCTTTTCCTAGTCATAGTTCTTTCTCATCTGGAGAGTTACAGTATATGTATCTCCAGAACTGTGACCTACAGTTGTAAAAACTATATCACCAGTTTTACCACCACCAGAATTATTGGGTAAACCACCAAAATCACTATAGTCATGATATCCACTCTGGTTTTCGCCTAGTTCTATAATAAAAGCGTCTGAAGTAGCGTCAAAAAATAATCTAGTTTTCATGCCAATGCACTGCCACCAAATTTTTTCTATTGTTACACCAGTGCAAGTTTCTCCATCGGGACTTGCAGCAAGAGCACTTACGTCTACCTTTACAACTGCTGATTCACCAGACCCATCAGATATGTTTGTAAATTTCTGTACAACATTTTTTGCACCATCGATAATGGTTTGTGAGGTAACTGCATCAGCCATATTAATCTCCTATTACTGGTCAGCAAAAGCAGGAACTGTCGTTGATGTAACAGTGCCAAAAATTTGATAGTTGGTTGTGTCTTTTCCAATAATTGTAATATCAAATGCTTGCGGTACATTTAATTGCACACTGCTGTTAGAGCTGCCATTTGAAAATACAGTTACATTATCTGCATTTGTATCTAAATGAGTAATACCACCAATATAAAAATTGGTGTTACCTGGTGTAATAATAAGAGCGTCTGTTGCATCAGCGGCTCCACCAGCGTATACAAATCTAAATACAGATCCAGCTATAGGTGCTGGTAAGGTGTATGTATTATCCTGTGATCCATCTGGTACAAGTAAAATTCTACCACTATGAGTTGCATTTGTTAAGGTGACATCTCCATCAGATAAGCTTACTGGTCCATCACCAAAGGTTGTTATCTCTGTAACAGTTCCAGTAGTTGCATTTTTACTGATTGTTTTGATTGTACTCTCAGATCTTACTGGACCTGAAAAGGTTGTATTAGCCATGTTAATCTCCTTGTCTTGGCAATTGTCGAAGTTAATTCTTCGTCAAGGTTTAATATATTATACATAAAAAAAAGGCGACTGCAACGAGTCGCCTTAAAAAATCTAATTAATTTTTTTATGCACCTTTTGATCCGAAGATACATCTTGGATCTGAGAATCCAAAACTATATCTCTCTCTGGCCTTAAATCTCATATTGCCAGTATCAAAATCAGCTTCCATTTGAGTTGCTAACGGCACTCTTTCAAAGTGCATAAAGCCTCTTGGAGCATCTGTTAAGATAAAAAATGCATCAGTGTCAGTCAAAAAGTCATTAACTGTATAACCCTCTGGAAGCATTCCAGTTGATCTTATTGCGTTAATGTCATTGTCTGCTGTTGCAGTTCTTAAATTTGATGCCATAAGTCTTTCAGCAACAAATTGTAATTGACGAGGTATAACAAGTTTTCTACCTGTCAATGCAATTTTGAGACCTCTCTCATCAACAAAACCTGCAATGCTAATTAAAGCATCTTCAAGCGATGTTTCATTAAGGTCTGCATCAGTTGATGGTTCATTAGCAAAAGTGCCACCAGTTACAATTGGATGTGCAGTTGAACATAACTCAACTCCGTCACCGCCTGTAACTGTGCTATCGAAAGCATTATTAAGAACTGAAGCAGCCTTAACTTGCTTTGTGTGTGCCATAGATCTTGCTAATGCACGTGTATATCTTGAAGACAATCTGTCATAAAGGTTGTCCTCTACTGCTTCTTCAGTAATCGAGAAAGCCAAAGCAATAGTCTCGTGGTTGTAACGGGCAGTGAAAGACTCGTTTGCATCATCAAATGATACGCCAGAACCTTCTTGTTTCACTGGAGCCGCTCCAAAACCAGAGAGCATTACTTCTTCTTCAAATGATCTGTCTGAAGACTCAGTTGTAAAAATTTCCGCATGTTGGTTTTCATACCTTGCGAATTCCATACCAAAGAGAGCGTTTAAACCAGGCTCTAATTCTTTGGCGAGTTGTGCTCTTGAAATAGCCATAAATCAATCTCCCTATGATATCGCTGCGTCACCATCTCCAACAGAACTGAAGAATACGTGATTGTTAATTTTGACGATATATTTAATACCAGCAGCAGAATGATCTTGATTTTCTACATCTTCTTGAATTCCGAGAATCATCAAAGGATTTGATGGATCGGAATCTTCAGCAGTAGAAATATCAATCTGTGCAGTAGATATACCAGTTGTTGTGCTTCCGCTTGTAGCGTTTTCTAATTCAGCAGTCTTGAAAATATCCACTTTTGCAGTTGCTCTGTTGGTATTAGTACCATCAGAACATATGACATATCTTTGCATCGGATTGTCATAAACAAAAGCTTTAATATCAAAATTAGTATCCGCTGAACCAGATCCTGGCCACGTGTTGGAAAATTTTAATTTCTTTGTAGTGTTGTCAACATATTCACACCCAGCAAAAACTCCTAAGATCTGTTTTGTATCTCCAGTAGCATTTCCTAAAACTTGTACTGTGCCACCAGTTAACTCAACTTGAACAGGAGAGCCTTGGAAAATAGCTGCTGCATCACTAGCAATGAAATACTGATTTGTGCCACCAGGGAAAGTTGCCCCCATAGCATTAATCGGCTTCAATCCAAATTTTAAATCTGCATTTGCCATTTATAGCTCCTTATAAGTTACGAAAAGGAATTATTCCTTTCCAAAAGTTACTTTTGATCGCCTACTTTTCTCTATAGGCATTGAAGGATGTTGTTCCTTCATTAAGTCCTGATCTACGGCAGTCATTTGATTGCGGGTCTGATCCCGAAAGTATTCAGTTCTCTCTTCAACTGTCTCTTCAGGTATTCTGGCGAGCATTAGTCCGCCATTACCTATAACACCCTCATGCTTACCTTCTTCAACCGAAGCAAATTGTTGATCTGGATATTCATCTGATCTTACTGGCTCATAACCCTCTCTAAGTCTTTGATGAACGTTCATTTGATCGTCATCTCCTCTTAAATGAGTTCTAATCCAACGATGTTTATATCCATCTTTTGGCTTCGGTGCATCCAACTTGCTTGGTGGTGCCCATGGTCTTCTGCGTGCAGTTTTAGCACGTGTTACATCTGATCGTGGAGTTGTTCTATCTGTCATGTTTTACCTCACTCTTTAACATATTTAGCATATTCTTCTAGCGGAACATTCAGTCTTTTAGCCATCGCTACTTGTGATGGTGACAACTTCACAGTCCTACGCCCCTTGTTGCTACTGCGAGAAGCCGTGCTATCAGCAGGAGCGACCCTGTTAGCACTACTCGTTTTTTCTTCTTCAAACTCTTCAGGAAAACGTTTCCTAATTCGTTTATTAATTTCAGTATAGTATTCATCGCTTCTTGGGTCAAATCCTTCTTGTTTTAATTTTTTATCAAGACCCATAGCGAGTGCAGTCATTTCATCATGTTCACCAAACCAAGGGTTGTTTTCTGCCCATGCCATTGCCTTTGGATCAACTTGTGCCTCTGGTTGTGCTTGAGTCTGAGTCTGCTCTTGAGGCTTAACTTCTGGTTGAGATTCTTGTCTCTCCTTGGCTAAACGATGTCTTTCTTGTTCAATTGTAGCTTTAGCAATCGCTTGATTGGCTTTAACTATCGCTTCAGCGTCATTTACCTCTAATGCCTTTTTCAAAGCATCGGATGCAGATGCAAGTTGAGATTCAATACGAGTGCCATACTCATTTATGTAACCTTTATCGAGATTAGATATCTGTGTTTGGAGTTTTTCATTCTCAGATTTTAAAGTTTCTGCAAGTCTAACTGCTTCTTCTTTGTCTCTTTGCTCTTTTCTGTAACGATCAGTGATTTGATTAATTCTTTTTTGAACGTTTTTACTGTAATCAGTGAGCTCTTCATCTTTTTTTTCTGCTTTTTCTTCTGCAACTTCTTGAGGTTTTTCTTCAGTTTTCTCAACTGCTTCTTCTTTTACCTCAATTTCTACAGGTTTTTCTTCTGATGTTTCACGTGAAACATCTTCTTTTTTTACTGCATTTGATTCTATTGTAGCCATAATTACTCCTTATATATGCTGAATGTCTTCGGGATCAACGATAGTTGCAATAACTTCGTCATCATTTATTATTCTTACCTCACCGCCATCTATTCTAAATCTTGATCCAGAATATCTGCCTATGCAAATCCAGTCGCCCTCTTTACACCAAGGCTCACCATCACCAAACTTATCTTTATCTTGATAAGCAAGCGGTCCGACTTTTAAAACATAAGCAACAACTGTTGCTAATGCTTCTCTATCTCGAACTGCATCGGGTAAATGAATACCGCCTTCAGTCTTTTCACGGCCTTTGTAAGGCATGACAAGAACTCGCCAACCAGTTGGTTGAGGCAATCTTTCTTTTAGTTTAAGGTCTTCTGTTTGAGGTTTGTTTTTTTCAAGCTGATCCTTTAAATAATCAGGTACGTATAAGGTCTTCGTCATCAATTTTTCCTTCCAGCAAGGACTTCATTTGATCTCTAGTATATGAGAGTCCTTGTAACTCACCTACTAGCTGCTTGTACTGTTCATGATTTTGAACTGCACCAGTTGTCAGCGTGATGATAATATCATCCTCACGTTCTTTTAATAATTTGTATAATTTTTGTGAAAAGTCAACTAAATCCATAATTATTTCCAATAATACTCATCTGTGTCGCCAAGTCTATATTCAAATCCATTTTCTACTTGATACTCTATTGTGCTAACTAAAAAGTCTGGATTTTTAGGCTTTTTTGGTGTGAGAGAGTTATCATATACTCTCATTCTGTTGTTGGGATATAAACAAAACTGGCCATTATCTAATTTAAGTAAATTAAATGATTTATGTTCTGCAGGTTCTTCACTAGTAGTGTAGTCAATAACATCTGCGTGCCCATGATAATTATCAAGAGTACAGATATAAGCACCATGCACAATACCATGATCCCTAGTAAGTATTTCATAATCCATTGAACCTATAAATTGTTTGTGACAAGCCACCACGTTGTAATCCATGCAATTCCAAAACTGCAAATTTGGAAGATTAAGATCGGGATCTGGTGTTTTGGGTTTTGACAAAAATGCAGATATAGGTAACTTATCATACAAAGCACCATACTCAGGGAGAAAGGATTCAAAATAAAATGCCCTACCAGGAATGGATTTTGCAGAGACCCAAACACCTTTTACAAATTCTCCATGTCCATCTTGATGATCTCGTAAATATTCTTTGCGAATATAAACACTAATAGATGGTAAATTACATATGAGTTCTGCCATAAATTAGAATGTGCCACTAAATTTAGTGCCAGTCATCGCTGCTCCAGTACCTCGCTTTTGTTTTTCTGGAACTTTCATAGATATCTCAACAGTTTTAATCATGATGCCTCCACCGCCACCATATTTCATTTTTTCATCAATAGAACCTCCGCCCATCATGCCAACACCAAACTCTTTAGCAAGATCTGATTCAATTTGTATTACTTTATCTCTATCGCCCGCATCTCTTGCAGCATCAAGTTGACTCATTAACATTCTATAACGAGGATCATTGGAAACGTCTGTTGCACCGCCTGTGTTCATTTTTCTTAATTTAGAAAAATCTGCACCTGTTATTTCTCCAAAAGGTGGAGCTACATCAATTTTTTCTTGGTCTCCCACGAGGCTTTTTTCTTTTTTCATTTTTTTTCTCTCCTTTTTTTGAGGGTTTCTTTTGCTCTTTTGGCAATTGCTGCTTGTTCTCTTTTACCTGCAACTTTTGCTCTTTGTTCCATGACAGTAAGGATTTGAATTTTTCGAGCATAAGGTTTGTTAATATTTTTAACTTTTCTTGCAGTTGCTCTTGCATCAGCAACAGTCGCATATTTAATTCTGACAGTGTCTTTCGGATTTTCATCTGTATATAATCTCCTTCCAGATCCTTTTGGTTTTTTACCTGTGCCTGTTTTAGGATCTTTTCTTTTTCTTGCCATTAACTAAACTTTTTAAATTTTTTGCTTGTGCAGCATGGGTTTTACTAGCCTTAGTAAGACCTTTTATTACTTTTTTAAGTTTTGCTTTTTTGTTTTTATTCATAAAAGTAAGATATCAGTTTTCATCATCAGACTCAACAATAGTTTGATCTTTCGGAAATTGCTCTGTTACTGTCAAGCAAACTGGACATCTGTAAACATATGCTAATTCTGTTTTATTTAACGCAACTTTACATCTTTCACATAATATTATTTCCATTCTATGACTCGTATGTATTCTTAAATGTCTAAATAAATCTGATGTCACTTCGTAAGTTTTTTATACTTTTCAAAAGATCTGAGTCCTCCCAAACCGAGCATACCTAACAATACTGTCATCAAAGATTCCATATCAAACGTAGGTAACTCGGGCAGTTCCACACCAAAATAGGCAGAAAAGAATATAATAAAAGGTGCTAAGACAAAGTGCCATGCTAGTGCAACACCACATGTCCAACCTACAAAAGGTCTCCAACCCGCAACAAATATATTTCTATGTTGTGCTTCTGCCTTGTTTATATCTAGTTGACCTTTAGCTAACTCCTGTGCATGTTTCTCAGCCATTGTAGCTATATCATGAGCTAGTTTGTTTTTAGTATCTTTGTCTTCTATGAATTTTCCAAGCAACTTAGTTGCTGGTCCGATTAGTGCTTGTAACATTACCATAACCTCATTTCTTTATTTACTTTAACCAATTTCACAAAACAATCATACTCTTTTTGTTCTTCTCCGATTCTAATAGATTGACCATCAAGGTATGATTTAAAATAGTCTGCTGTTTTAACTGATTGAAAATGTAAAGTTCCCGCTGGATTACCAGCCAAATAGCACATAAGCAGAAAGGCAGGTTTCACTTTCCGTTCCTATTCATTATAGCCGATGCACCCATGTATGCAGCAACAATGCCACCACCAGTGATGTAAAAAAGATTACTAATATCGGCAAGTGCTTTAACTCTTTCGAGATCGACAAAAAACATTGCAGCAGTAAAACTAGCCATAGCAACCAAACTGGCAGTCGCCATTCTCCTTTGTGCTCTCTGCTTCCTAAGATCGTGCTCAAGTTTTTTAATTTCAGCCACATGTGACAACTCCTCATCACTAACTACTCCATCACCATCTTCATCGTATTCAGCATAAATAGATTGCTTTTGTAATTTTTTTTGTGTCATCCAATCGTAAATCCTAGAATAAAAGCCATTGACCAAATACCCAATGTTATGTAAATAAATGTGTTATCTTTCATCTTCGATTCTCTTTATACATCCAAGCTAATAATATTATAAAACCTACTACAGTGCAAAACAATAGAATCCAACCAATCCATTCCCATATCTTTCTAATTATTTCTTGTCTTTCATAAATCTCTTCTTTTCGTTTCTTTCTAATCTCAGCTTCCATATGCAAAATTTCATTCCAACTATTAGCTCCATAGTGAAAATTAATAAATGATTTGAGTTCTTGACGTTGTGCTTCAAGTTTTTTCTTTGCAGTAAAAGCTTCGATAGCAGAGGCTTCAATCTCTCTGCCTTTAAAAAGTTTTCTTAATGGTGATGCATTTTTAGCAGATTTTTCAGTATGCTCAACATCAGATACTGCACCCATCCAACGTGATAAATCTTTACCCATAGATTCTATTTCACGACCTGCTGCAAATCCTTTTTTAATTGCATTAAAAGCAGTATTAGCCGCCGTTATAGCTATACCAATTGAAGCGGGATCTAACATTTATCTCTGCCTTGCTGCAGCAATATCTCTTGCGGTTTGTATTCTTTCTCTATTTACAACATTTCTTTCTTCAGCTATTTCTTCTTGAGTTTCTAACCTAGCTGCATCTGTTGCTGCTCTCTGTTGTAATTTCTGTGCTTCAAGTCCAAGCTTTTGTTGATCAACTTCTGCTCCACGTTGTGCTTCAGCCGCTCTTATTGCAAGTTCTTGTTTACGTATTGTGACTAATGGATCTTCCTGTCCTTCTGGTGGTGCCATTTGTTGTATGAACTCAGCGGTAAACTGTGCTTCAAGTTCTGCAACCCTACTTGCTACAATCTCTGGTGTTATTGGCGGTGGTACACTTGCAGGATCAACTGCACCTTGTTGTGCAAGTAATTGCATTTGCACTGCTTGTTGTGCTTCGCCTTGTGCAATGGCATTCGATTTCAAGGATATATGTTCTAATATGTGAGCATACAAAATTGCCATGACGTTAGGGGAGGTAGCGACAATCGGAGTTTTCATAAAGAGGATATGGTTTGCGATATGTTGGTCATGATTTTGTTGTGGGAACGCAACCACGACCTCTCCCTGTAACGCCCTAGCATTCTCTATACTTGGATCCATAGGCATTGGCTCTTTTTTAGGAGGAAGAATCTCGTCAATGTTCTGAACCTCAAGTGCTTGATAGAGTCTTCTATATGCAGCGGGCAGATTATGAATGTCTGGATTGCTCTGTGCAATCTGTAGTTGTGTTTGAGCTAATGCTACTCTTTGTGCCATTGAAAAGATATTAGGATCTGATACTGGCAACACATCAACACGACCATCAAAGTCTGCTGCATAAATTTGTTGTTCTGCACCCGCTATTTCATACGGGTATTGTTGTGGTAAATTCTCTCCAAATATTCTTGCAAGTAATCTAAACTCTGTTTTTTGTGCATAATGTAATCTTTTGTGAATAGCAGACATCACTTTCATGCCACGCTCAAGCATAGCTACAGTTGTGCCAACTGGCATATCTCCACTAGATTCTCCTAGCTTTTGATCTGCAATTGATACAAATCTTCTGCCTGCTTCAATTAAGGCAGCAAGTAAATTAGACAACGTACCAGATGGTTCTTTAA